AGATTTTCCCGGATTTCCGGGAAATATCTGTTGACAAACACCGGCGCATATGTTATATTTATTCTTGCTTGTCGAGCTTATCGATATGGCGGCGTAGCTCAGTTGGCTAGAGCATGCGGTTCATACCCGCAGTGTCACCGGTTCAAATCCAGTCGCCGCTACCAAAGCCCGGAGAGATGTACCACGTCTCTCCGGGGCCCCTCAAGGGTTTATCCGGCCCGTTGGTCAAGTGGTTAAGACACGGCCCTTTCACGGCTGTAACATGGGTTCGAATCCCGTACGGGTCACCACAGTTGGAGGCTTAGCTCAGCTGGTTAGAGCGCCTGCTTCACACGCAGGAGGTCACTGGTTCGAGTCCAGCAGTCTCCACCAAAAAAGTCCAGGAATCTCAAGGGTTCCCGGACTTTTTTATTTTTGCCAAGATTAACTTTGTTAGTAACGTGTTAGTAGTAGCGATTTAGGTCAGTTTTTTTAGGACGCTGTTATAAGCTTTCTCATTGACGATTTTTAGTGTGTCCATAAGCTCGTCCATAACTTCCCACGCCCTATCCTGCGCTACATTCCCAACCGCTTTCAAAAATTCACTGCCGGATGGTTTTATTTTCTTGGCCGGCGCAGGCTCTGCAGAATACAGCATTGGGGGCGTTTTCGCCTGCAGTTGCTCCCCGCCGTGCTCGTTACGGATAATGTAGAGCGCCGCCAGTTTCTCATAGTTTGTCCAGCTCGATTCTTCTGTTTCAAGGCGAGCTATCCAGCGCTTGACCTCATTCTCGTCGACCATAGGGGTGCGCCCCCTTTAGTCCTCGATCGTGTCCATGCAGCGCTGGATGGCTCTGCGGATGCTTTCGTCGTCGGCGTTGTCCAGCATTTCCTGCAACTGGCGTTTCATGTTGTCGATGCCACCATCACGGGAATAGTGGCCGCGCACATAATGCGTGCCGCGTCTCGCATTGGACATATCACGGTCATAAGCGCCGCGCATGCCCGACTGCCAGTCTCCGTCGCGGGAATAGCGGCGAGAATAGTCTTCATCGCGGGAATAGCCGCCGTCTTCCATCATCTCGATCTTATCGATGTTCTTGATGGTTGCTGTCAGTTTGTGGGCAATTTCCAGGTCACCCGCACCCAATTCGCCTTTTCGGGCCAGTTCGTCCAGCTCCTTGCAGAGCATATCCCGCAGTTCATACATAGATTTCATACCCATTGTGTTCTCCTTTCTCAGCTCACACGGTCGATGGTCAGGTTGCTATTGGCAAAGCTGACCGCCTCCTCACTGGTGTTCTTTGCTGCAACGGTCACGCAGCAACCACGCGGCACTTCCACAATGGTGCTGACGTAGACGTTAAAATAGTTTTCCACCGCAGCCGGGGTGACGGTCGCCGTTGCTCCGTTGAGTGCTTCGCCGTTGACGGCAAGCGCCGTGGTGATCGCACCTACCGTGCCGCCAGTGGGGACGGCGATGTTCGCGCCAAAGCTCACCTTAAAGCGCGCCTTACACTGCTGCGTCAATCCGCGCAGGGTGACAAGTCCACTGCCCTCGCGGTGGACGATGCAGGGCTTGCCGCAAGCCGCCGTGGAGACCATCGGAACATTCTGGCCAGCAGGGACGGTCACGATTCCGGGATTTACATATTCAGCCATAATTTCAGTCCTTTCATAAAATACAGCGGCAGGGCTATTGCCCCGCCGCTTTTGTTTAGTATCGGCACGGGGCCGACCATTTCCCAACATAGGGAAAAGCTACGCTATGCAGTTGTCAGCAGCCACAACAGGCAAACTGGTTGCAGCAATAGGGGTTCTGCACCGTGTAGGCCGGAATGGGAGAAGGCCGGAGCTGAGACACCAGATAACTGTTCTGCGCCGCCTGGCTTGCCGCCAGCTTCAAGCCCTGGTTCTCGGCCTGGAGGTCAGATAGCTTGCTCTGCGTCAGGAAGTCGAGGATTGCGCGGCTGTTGCTGTTAGCGTTGTCGATGATGTCGCGGGTCGCGTTCTGCACGGTGTTGCGCGTGTCGCACGCCTGCGCCGCCATGTCATAGCGCACCTGCGCGATAGCCGCGCGATTCTCGCAGCAGCAATTTGCGGCCTGCATCTGCATGGCGTTGAGCTGCTGCATCAGCGCCGCTTGCTGGTTGCTACGGGACAGCTCGGCCTGTGCAAAGCCGTTTGCCATCGCCATGTTGGTGCCGTTGACAAGCTGCGCCTGCTGGTAAAATCCGTCGCAAAGGCCCTGATTTACGCTGTCGATCTTGCGCTCGACATTGGCAAAATCAGAGGTCAGCACGTAGCCGTCTACGACACCGCCGGAATTGCCAGCGTTGTTGCCCCAGCCGTTGCGGCCCCAGCCGAAGAGGAAAAGAACGATAATCCAGATCCAGTTTTCGCCCCACATACCCATGCCACCGCCGTAGCTGTTCGCGGGCGCGACCGGCATAGTCATCATGGGAGCACCGTCGGAAAGAGACATATTATCTCCCCTTTCATAAATTTTATTTATCAAATCGTGGCCACGATAAGATCAATGGAATAAATGCTCGAACTGTTTTGCCATAGATTGAAGTTGGTTTAACTCTTGCTGGCTCATAGCCCCAGATTGCAAAAGCTTGTCGACCTCCGCTTTTGGGTTACCCTGAAAATTCGCCCTAAACTGTTGGAACTGCTGCAACATCTGCATAAAGCCGTTGCCGCCGCCGAGCGCTCCGAAAAATGGATTATTCATCGTCATCGTCCTCCTTGCGCTTCTTCTTGCCCTTCAATTCGCCCACAAGCGCCGCCAGCGCGTCAAACTCCTTGCGGGTGACAAATTCCACGCCCGGCTTTTGCGGCACGTTAGGGGCCGTTTCTGTGCGTTCTACGAGGTCATAAATCTTGAGCGTCGGTTTCCCGCTTGCGTCTGCCTGCTTGAGGTAAACGGTGGGGGCGGTGGAATCCCACAGCGCTACGGCAGAGTTGGGCGCGATGAGATAACCTCTTGCCTCCTGCTCTCCGCTTACCCACTGTACGCCGCCTTGCGCGATGGGGTTCTGTTGCCCTGGCTGCGACATAGGCTGCTGCATGGGTTGCATCTGTGGCTGCTGCATCTGCCGCATCTGCATGAGGTTGTCCGGCATCGGCTGTGGATAATAGGGGTTGAAATAGGGATATGCCATGTTCATTCCTCCGTTTCTTTGTCCCAGAAATAAAGCGGGATTTCGTTCTCGCTGTTCCAGCTGTCATAGATGATCCCGTCCTGAACGCACACTACATGCCCAGAGAGGGCGAGAATATATGTCCCGCGTGGGTGCTCATCGGCAAACCTGCCGACCGTGTAACAGTCCGGGCAAGCGTCCGGTATGATGTATCTCCGGTAGCCTAAGGACCGCAGATATGCGCCCCAACAGGCGTTTGCATTGGGTAAATCGCCGTCCAAGTAGCCACGCATGCACAGCCGGAGATAAACCTCGCCCCAATCCTTTCCCGTGGCCTTACAGATCGCACGGACAGTGCAATCGGACACGTTTTTCCCGCAGGGATTTGGATTAAAATATTTATACATGATTGCAACCCCTATATAGGCTTTCAGCAATTTCCACATACGCTAAAAGCCCCTGGGGATCGTCTGCGTACAGAATGCAAATATCCTGCGCCATTTGCGCGGTAAACCCGCATTTGATTAAGCGCTCGTACATATTCCCGCCTCCTTGCCTCTATAATAAAAGAAATCCGGGCAAATAAACTGCCCGGATTCTGCCTTGATTCTGCAATAATGTAGTTACAGTGTACACCAATTGTGTGCAAAAACGAAAAATAGCCGCACCCAAAAAGGGCGCGGCTACTTTTAGGAATTGAATGCATCCGCCAGTTTTTGGTATGCGCGGCGGCGCAATTTGTAAAATCCATCTACGCTGATATGTAGTTTTGCCGCCGTCTGTACGCAGGTGCGGCCAAAAATGTCCACGTCAATTACACAGGTTTCCTCGTCTTCCGGTAGCCCTACCGCACGGATTGTTTCTGTGGCGCGGCATGGTGCCATAGTGGATAGTTTTTTGCGGATTCTTTTGTGCTGATCTATCATTTCCCACGGTGTGCCGTGGAGGTGCGGATGTTTATGCACGGGCGTGAGGCCGGCGTAGCGGTGTCCTCTGCGCCCTCCAGTGGATTTATTTTATCCTTTATTTCAGCAGAAAATTCCAGCTGGCGGCACCGAGGATGCCATCCACGCCGAGGTCGTGGTCAGCCTGCATCCGGCGCAGACCGGCCTCCATCTTGGGGCCAAAGAGCTTGTCACCGCTCCAGATCTCGTCAGGGTAATAGCCCTTGTCCTTCATCAGCAGCATGGCAGCCCGGACGTCGTTGCCCTCCATGCCACGGCGCAGCATACGCAGTTCCATGTTGATCGTCTCCTCCTTCGTCGTCGGTGCGGGTTTGGGCTGCTCGTTCAGCAGCGCCTTGACGCTGGCCTTGAACGCCTCCCACTCCGCATTGTTCTTACCTGCCATCTGCCGGGGGCAGGACTTCCCGGTCACGTCGTAGTGCCGCAGGACGTAGGTGTCCACACCGGAGATGCCCAGCAGCTTGCACAGCTCCGCCGTCAGCGCCGCAGCGTTGGCCTTGGTGCGCTCGGAAACATGGTAGTTCCCGGAGCAGCACATCTCGATGGAGATACTGTTGGTGTTGCGGCAGAGGGGATGTACCGGATCGGGAGAGCCTACCGCCCACGCCCGGTCACAGGCCGGTACGGACTGGTAGATGCTGTCCTCGTCCACGAAGTAATGTGCGCTGGCCTCCCGGTCGCCGCCTGCGAAATACTTGCAGTTGGCCTCGGCGGTGTCGCTGACGTTGCCCGTGTAGTGCAGCACCACAAAGGCCACGTCCCGCCCGCCCAGCCGGTCATAGGTCTCCTTGCTGGCTGGGATGCTGGTGTTGATGGGGATACCGCCCGCCTTGGCGATGGGATATGCGGCAGTGATGCGCTTGCCCATATCTCACTCCCCCTTGCTCAGCTGCTTGACAGCCTGATTGATGCCGGTGGCCGCCAGACCGCTGACGATGCCCACGGCAATGGCGGTGATGGGGTCGCCCGCCGGGAAGTCCGGGATGGGTGCCAGATAGTAGCTGACAGCCCCCAGCAGACCGCCGCAGACCCCGCACAGGATGGGGATCCACTTGTCGTTCATGCTGCTGGCCTTGCCCACCAGCCCCACGAGGTAGGTGATGACGGTGATGACCGCCACGCTTGCGATGCCAAAAGTTTCCATAATTGCTCCTTTCATTTTTTCGGCGCTTTACACGCCGATGATTTGACTTGCATAGCTGCTCCAATTGGCAGCGGCCTTCCACTCCTCCTCCAAGGCGGAGGGAACAAGAATCTTGAAGTCTGCATGGGCGTTCTGGAACACAGACGCCCCCAATGTCGGAACCGCTGTACACTCCGTGCAGTCGCAGACCTTGAGGTTGTAGCAGTTTGCGAATGCTTGATTCCCAATTGCAGTGAGTGCGGGGGGAAGGGTTATTGATGCGAGACCTGTACCCTGCTTAAATGCATAATCTCCAATTGAGGTCATTCCAGAAGGGAAGGTCGTCAATGCTATCTTTGGGCAGTACTGAAATGCGGCTGTTGGTAATGAAGTAATCCCAGAAGGGAGACTTGTTAGTGCGAGCCTTGGGCAATTGTTGAATGCATACTGTCCGATTGAGGTCATTCCAGAGGGTAGGGCCGTCAATGATAGTTGGTAACAATTGAGAAACGCAAAATCTCCGATTGAGGTAATCCCAGAAGGGAGACTTGTTAATGCCATCTTTGAACAATTTCTGAATGCATACTGTCCGATTGAGGTAATCCCAGAAGGGAGACTTGTCAATGATAGCCTTGGGCAATCCCTAAATACATAATCTCCGAGCGAGGTAATCCCAGAAGGGAGACTTGTTAGTGTGAGCATTGAACAATCAGCGAATGCATAATCTCCGAGTGAGGTAATCCCAGAAGGGAGACTTGTCAATGATAGCTTTGGGCAGCGATAAAAACCATTATCACCAATTGCAATTACATTGTCTGGCATATCTACTGATGTCAATTCCGCCAAATAAGCGAATGCATACTCTGGAACAATTGTTCCTCGAAATTTAGCAGTAAACACTCTACCAGAACTGTCGAGGGACGTATACTCTATATAAGGGCCTGTCGGTGGTGCTAAAAGGGCGCCGGTCACGCCGCCGATCACCACATCCTTCTTGATGTTCTCGGACAGTAGGGTGTCCGGTTTTTGAATCGTCACCTTACGCATACCTTTGCTGCTGGTGGGCAGGATGACCTGATTGCCGGAGGGCATAGACAGCTCCACCGTCCGCTCCTCGGTAGCAAGCACCTCCATCACCTGACCCATCTCAGCATCCAGAGGGACTTCCCCGCCGAAGGTGACTGCGAAGTCATCAACGGGCCGGAACGCTACGTCAAACTCGATCATAGCGCACCATCCCGCAAGATACGCTCCACCGGCACCGTGAATACCTGAGATGCCATGCGCTGCGCCCCCACGCCCACACGGAGCTGTATCTTTGCGTCAATGCCTCTCCCGGCAGTAAGCGACAGGGTCTCAGCTTCCGTCAGCGTGCAGGAGACAACATTCCCGTCCAGATGTACATCCGGCAATGTTTTTTCGATCTTAACTTGTCCGGCCTGAGCCACGGCAATGGACAGCACCGTGATACTTCCCGTGTCGATGGGTAGCTGGAATGTCAGCGTAGGGGTCGTACCTCGATACATATATATACCTCCTCATACTGTAAATCTGCGATGCTTAGTGGTTGGATAATCTTTCCAAATCCGCTATCCTGTGATTGGCGACCTTGATCTGCTCCTCCAGCACCGGAACGCGCCGGGCGAAGTTATTGTGCTCCCGTACCTCACGGGTCAGCTCGTCCAGTTTGGTGTCGGTGACGGCCTGCTGCGTGTCCAGCTTGGCCTGCACATCACGGGTGGTCTTGTTGCTGGTGATGATTACCCCCAGCAGCGACAGGCCGCCGGTGATAAGTGCAACAATGATAGTTTCTGTCATGCGGTATCTCCTTATATGTTTTATGCTCTCCATTTGCCAGTCACCCGCAGCGATACGGTTTGAGCACCCAGCGTCATGGACGCTACACGAAGCATGCGGAACGACACCGTTTCCCCGACATAGCTCCAATCCGTATTGCAGATCATGTGTAGATTTTGGACGCTGCCCGTGACTACTACGTTGCCGGTCACACCAAAGGGCATTGACAGGCTGATGATGTTGGTATAGACCATGCTCCCCACAGCAGTATAGCTGGTAGGTGTCACTGTCCCACGCCACCACAAGTCTGCATAACCGGAGGCGTACTTGTAGTACGTCCAGTTGCCGCTTACGCCTTGCTCAATGATGTAGTCTTGGATGCCCATCAATTGCCGAAGTTTTCCCGCTGCGGAATCAGATAAAATCAATTCCCCGTTCAGCTCCATGTCCTTTTCGGCGAAGATAGGCCACTTGAATTGCACCGTTTTCTCTTTTTCGGATACCCCGCCATAACACACTCCCGGCAAGTTGAAGTTGATATTTAACGGAACTTCAACTGTTGCCACATCCATTTCTTTGGTAAAACTGCTTGAAAAAGCGTCCGTGGCGACTACCGTCAGTTTTCTGGTCGTATCTGTTCCGACACCGGCGATGTAAACAACCTTTGAGCCGGAGCTTTGCGCAGAAAGGGTTTGCCTATTCTCGTCATCGATCTTCAAAGAGATGCTGGCGGTGTTATTCCTCAAAGAAATGGTGAGGTCGAACATCACCTTAATGTCTGCGCCTGTATTGTTTTCTGTCCACACGCCACTTGTGTAGGAGCCTCTTGCGTATGTGAGATTTGCAATAGTCGGTCCAGCATACTGCTGTACAGTAATAGTGTTTGTAACCGTCTTGCTTCTGCCACGAGAATCTGTCGTAGTTACCATCACCACAACAGAGCCGCTTTTTGTAAGCAGATTCCCTGTATTCAAATTGGCATTTTCATTACCAATTTTCATGACAGTACCTACGATGGTACTTCCCCTTACTCCGCCACTTGTGGCAACGGCTTTTAGCTGGCTCTTGTTTTGTACCCATCCATATGTCGGCTGATACCCAGCGGCATCGGAAAGCACCACGCTTAAAGATGGAACGAGGGATTCCGGCACAGTGAGGACACAGGTTGTCGTGCTTTCACCTATCTTGCTGCTTCCGTTGTAGGTCTCGCATTTTATCGTCACCGTGCGGGATGAAGCATTTGTGGTAGCATCTATCATGCTGTCAGGGCTTGCCCACGTGTAAGATGTGGCTACACCAGTTGCAATAGAGGCATACCCGCTTCCGGCGTTATAGGACAACTTATGTGTAAAGGAGGAATTTTTCCGTGTGATTGTAATTGATACATTACCGCCCATTGTGCCATTTGCGGCAGACACGGAAGATGCTCTTGGAATTGTTGGCAGCGTAACACTGCCTGATACGGTCAAATGCCTTGGTGTGTAGGACGAATCAAAGCCGCAGTCCCATTCGCCGGAAAGCGTGACTTTCCCGGTTCCGTCACCACTATGTGTAACAGTGATAGACTTTACGCCAAGCTTGTACCAACCGGTAGATGGGTAATTGTACGGATTCCACTTTTTTGTACCTTGCAGAATGTAATACGCTTCGTTCGCAGACTCATTTTGTGAGTACCCGGTACCGTCGTACACATACAAGGTTAAATCAAGCGCGCTGGTGTTATTCTCGATGCTCTGGCTCTTGACCGTATAGTCAAGGCGTAGCTGCCATCCCTTAGATTTGCTTCCGTAGATGCTCGGCATCACGTCACCCCCACGAAACTTATGGATTGATTCGGCTGCACAACGATAGACATCGGGCCGAGGCGGAACTTCGATAGCTCTACCAGTTCAAAGCTGTTGTTATTCCAGTACGCTAACAATGTGCCGCTTGCGTCATAAAACCCAATCTTGTCGTTGTACTCCTTCAAAACAATCTCCGATGCAGAGGATCCAATGCGAAGCACAGGGTGTCCATTTTCATCAATGCTTGCATCAATGAAATCAGAAAGAGTTTGTCCATTGATCGTCACACGCTCTGCGGACATCTGCCCAGCCGTTATTGTGTCTGCGTTTACTGCGCCGTCCATCGTAAGCGCAACGCCAGAAATGGTTTTCCCGCCGTCTTTGGAATATCCAAGACCGTTGATGTTCATAATCCACAGCCTTGTATTATCTTCCATAGTGGGCGTGTCTCGAACCATCCACCCAGTTGGGAAACCGTCATCATCCAGCGTGACTTCCCAGTATCCGCCTTTTGCGCCTATGATTCTTTCGGTGGCATCCTGCATGGCTTTGGCAAGGCCGGAATATTCCCGTTTTACTTGCTGCATAATAGGGCTTTCCACGACATACTGCTTGTCCTGCGGCGCATAGCAGGTCGTATTCGCCACCATTCCGCCCTTTATGCGCAGCTCCTGTTCCATAATGTAAACGGGGAATGTGCTGGCTGGGCCGGTCACATCTGTAACGTGCAATATGTCACCTGCTTCCGTAGAGGGGTCTCCCCGCCATTGCACCTTACACGGCATCATTGCCTTGTTTCCAATTTTCTCAAAAACAGTAGCCGCCACAGCTTCGGTAATATACGGGTTTGTAGCCGAAATTCCAACACCCGTCCCGACCGTGATGGGGTTTTCTTCCGTTCCCGTGACAAGGCTTTGTATGGTAAACGGGGAATCTGCGGATTTGCTAAGTCCTCCCTGATACTGCACCTCCGGCCCAACAGAAATACTATCAGAGTACCAGCAGAATTTTAGTTCGCCGTCGGAACCAAATTTTGCATTGCATCCGATCAGCCCCGCCAGCCATCCGAGTTGCTGGCGCAGTGACCCTGTGTAGGGGGCAGCAATTTGAATATCCGGCAAAGCTACAGAGGGAGCAGTGACATTTCCTTGCGTACACACATCTGTGAGAATCTGCACAGGAGTGGCGGGGAAATCAATGGTAGGCACATAATCATCCGTCAGACTGGCCATGCGGTCATATCCGGTGATAGTTACCCACAACTTCCCGCTTTCTTCTACGCCGTCCGTGGGGATGTAATATTTGCCCTTTTGGACATACTGGGCTTCGCCGCCCACCATGATTCCAACAGATGGAATAAAAAATGCACCGTTCAGCGGGAGATTGTCCTGCTTGTACATCGTCACCTTGCAACTGGACGAAAACGCCGCACCGATGGTCACGCCGTCCGACGAGCCAAACTGCTCTGTTACAACAATCTCCTGTACCTCCGATGCGGGGAGGTCTGTTGTTCCATTGAAATTGATTTTGCTGGTAATTTCACGCCCCGGTGCCGAACACGCAGCATGAAATGCGTCTGTTACAGTGTGCATGGATCACCTCTCGATGAAGTTCATAGATAGCCCATTCCATTGATATGCACCATCAATAAGGCTATACATTGGAGCCGTTCTGTCGCCAACATATGCGGTCATTTTCCTTGTGGTTCCGGTCATTGCATCTGGATAACTTACATCGAAAAACACATCATCAACCGCTTGTAGCAGCGTAGACATAGGAGCGGCTTTCATGGGTGGCCACGATAGAGTTAGCTTTCGCTTGCTTGCCACACGGTCACGGAACAAATCTCCGCTTTGGTTTCGCCCCGTTCCGTCTGCATCAACATCTTGTAGACCCCACGAATATTCGCTGGGGTCAGGCAGCGGGACAATCGTCCCGTCTGCCTTTGTGATGGTTAAAATTGCCATTTGACCTCCTTACATAACAAGAGGGCTTGCCCCAGTTGCACGGACAACGGCGTTGTTCTCCCTTACCACCGTATCAAACAATTTCTTCCCAGTTACACTATCGAGAACGATAGTGACGTGAATTTCGCTGGAACCGCCGGATTCCTCCCGGACAATTTTACGAATAAGGCCTTCCGGCGCTTCGATGTTGTTCCCGTGGGTCTGATCGCCAAGCACAGCAAGAAATTCATCATTTGCCGGGATAACTGCACCTTTTGCAAGATGCGGAAGCACATTCTCACTGATATAGGAAATGTTCACACCGATAGACTTCCCGCCAATGGCCGGCACCCACGAAGGAACATCAAAACTGATTTTATTCATCTGCTTAATGAGCCAGTTCAGCCCTCTGATGATGATATTGATTGCGCCGTTAAGCAGATCGATTATGGTGTTCCATACACCCTTGAAAATGTCCTTAATTCCTTCCCACGCCTTGTCAAAATCCATAGAGAAAACGCCGGAGATAAACTTGATTAGCCCGGAAAAAATCGTCTTAATTTCGTTGATTACATTCCCGACGGTTTGCTTGATGTTGTCAAAAACGGCGGTTACAATAGCCTTGATTCCGGTAATAAGCGGCTTCAACTTTCCGTTTGTTTTCTGGTCAATCCAATCCAACAATCCGTTAAACCAATCTCTTATACCGTCAATTACAGCACCAATCGCTTTCCCAAGACCGTTAAAGATTCCAGCGATTCCATTCGTAGCTCTTTCTATATCTCCAGTAAAAATTCCCGCAAAGAAATCAATAAATCCCTTTAGCGTTTCTTTGACTCCTTCGATAAGTTCCTGCCCGTGCCCGGTCGCCGTAGTAATGCTAAGAAGCAGGGATGCAATCATCCCAATTAGCAAAGGAATCCAAGACCCAATCAGTATACCGATCCCGACACCTGCCGCAAGAATCCCTGCAATAGCAAGCATTTGGTTCTGGAAATTCCATCCGTTTTTCTCCGCATCAGTAAACGCAACGGCCAAAACAGCAAGCCCGGAAACGATGGCTGTAATTCCTCCAGCCACCGGCCCAAGAGCAACATACAGTCCTGTCACGGCAAGCGTCATGCCGAAAATCATCCCGGACATGTTTTCTTGCGTTACACCGTTTACGATCGAATCTAAAATGTTCTGTACAAGCGTAAGCGCACCATAAATGCCCACAGCAAGTCCAATGGTTTTTTGCAAATTAAAACCAAATTTTTTCCCAATTCTCCATGCAGAAAGGCCAGCGCCGATAGCGAGAACCCACGGGAGTGCGTTTTTGAGCTTCTGCGTGACTTCATCAATCTGCTTGCTTACTGCATCGCCAAGGAAGTCATATTCCGGAAGCTCGAAGTCAAACCCGCCGCCGCTGGACGCACCGGCAGAACCCGATCCAGACGAAGTGTTGCCGTTCAGGATGTTCAGCTCATCGAAGCCCATGACAGACTTCTTGAGTGCCTTTGCTGCGCTGGTGGCATCATCAAGCCCGGAAGCGGCATCCTCTGCGCCGCTGGCGAGATTCCCAACGCCGGAATAATCAATCTCCGTGAGTTTGAAGTGAAACAGTTTTGCAATAGCATCCGCCAGCTCGCGTACAATACGAAGGACGGCGATTGCAATGGGTAATATCTTTTGAAGAATAGGAATAAAAATATTACCGATTGCTCTTGATGCCTGTGTTAACTGCGCTTGGAAAATACGGAGTTGGTTTGCCGGGGCTTCTAGTGAACGGGCCATATCGCCCTGCGCCGTTGTGACCTGCGTCATAATGGCGTAGTATCGAAGCTCCGCCTTTTCCGCTTGCGTCATGGCAGAAACAGACTTTTCGATTCCCAGCGTCAAGGCGGTTTGTTCCAGTTTGGCTTGCGACAAGTCATAGCCCAATCTACGCAACGGCTCCAATTCGCCAGAAATACCAGATTGCAGCTTTTGCATAGCGTCCTCAACGGAGATGTTGAAGAACGAGGAAATGTCATAGCCAAGCTGGGTAAGGTTCTTGCTCATCAAGTAGGCACGGTCGGAGACAGACCCGAAACCAGTCAATAAGGTATTGAACACGCCCTGATTTCGCATCCACTTGGCGGGGTCAATGCCCATCACTTCTCCGACGTTTTCAGCGTACTCTTGGGCTTCTTTTGCGTATTGCCCCATTGATGCGGTGAAAAGGTTTAGGTCCTCCTGATAATCATTTGATTCGGTGATAGCTTTTGACAGTTCAGAGCGGAGCATCCTGATTCCAACCAGTACTCCGGTTGTTTTCAACGACTGGAAAAAACCTCCAAGCTTACCAGACCTTGATGTTTTCTCAATGTTGTTCAGAGACTTGTTAAAGGAATCCACCTGTTTCGACGCTCCTCTGAGGCCGGACGCTCCGCCGGAGGTGGCCGTTTTCAGGGAAGAAAGTGCTTTTTCAAGACGTCCTAAAGACGCAACGGCACTATCGCTGTTCTCCTTGATTTGGAACTCAAGCCCTTGGATTTCAAGATTGTCCATGCTTTTCACCTCCAGGCTCGAACCTCTTATTGTTGGCAATCATAAACATTTCCATAACTGCCTTTGCACGGTTATCGTTTTTCTTCTCTTTCTCCGCTTTATCGGGTGATTTGTCATTCACGCCAACAGGATAGGGGGAATCTCGATACGGAATAGGCTTTGCGCCCTTCTTTGCGAACGCATGAAGAATAGGCGAAACATCCGCCAAGGCTTCATAGAAATACGCACCCTGTAACCATGCTTGCTGGTTATCCAAGGCCTGCTTGATTTTCGCTGCCTTGCGGTAGTACTTGACCAACTCGCAATCCATTTCCCAGAACTGCTCGTAGGTCATGCCTATTGCAAGGTAATAAGGAAAAGCCTCATAGAACTTTTCCGTGTAAGCGTAGAGGGGGGTATTGCCCCCCTCTTTATCGGGCGGCGGTTCGCTTACCAGTCCACCGTCCAGCTGGCGTTTCCCTCGGCTTCGGGATCATCCATGAGCGCTACGATGGGTTCGCTATACATTTCCACCAGCTTGCCCAGCATATCTCCCTTGTTGGGCAGCTGGGCGTAAATCTTGTCGATAACATCACGCTTTACATAGCGGTGATGCGCCAAAAAAGCGCCAGCAAACAGGGCGGGCAGATAGGTCATGGGCTTGCGCTGCAATTCCTCGATCTCGAAGCCCTGCCGCTCCATCATCTCCACAGATTTTCTGGTGTATTCCAGCACATATTTCACATCGTTGTGCTCGATGTCCATTTTCTTTGCCATAATTCCTCCTTACTCGCCGTCATCCAAAGTGATGACCGTAGTGGGCGCGATGGTGATATTCATTCCGACCACTTCGTTTACGCCGCCGCCGGTGGGGTACACGGAAAGCTGGCCCTTGAAGGAAAACTTTCCGTCAGAGCCGGTGGGGGTAACAGAGCCGCCGGCCTCTGTGCCGCCAAACCACACGGCATAATCCGCTTCCGTACCCTCTTTTGCTTTCAGAGTCTTGTAATCGGCCAGCGTGTAGTTTGCCGTGAAACTCAGGCCGTCCATAGACTGAATACCGGCGATGTAGGTCTGCATCTTGTCAGACAGGGTGGTGGTTTCCAGCATTTCGGGGTCACCGCCAAGGTCGGGGAACTCCTTAATGTCCACCAGTTTTGTCCAGGTGGTGCCGGGAGAGCTTTTCTGCATCAGGAAAATCTTATAGGTACTGATTGCCATAATTTACCTCCTAAAAAGTGTTTTTCCGTCCGTTTCGGCACGGTATCGTGCCACTAAGCGATAGATTGACGCACTGTCCATGTTCGGGACGGGTGTCATGGAAATGCGCGTGAAATTCATTGCATACAGCATTTTGTCGATTTCTGACAGGATGCTGCGGCACTCTGATTTGCTTTCTCCGGTTTTGTTGGAGTAGACATTGACCTCATACATGACGGTTGCAAATCGTTCGGCGCCGGAACTGTCCTGATTAGATGTGGTCGTGTAATTGTCCTGTTCCACAATGCTTGCGTGGGGGAACTTGGGGGGAGATTTTATATACGCCCCAGAAACATCTATCCCCTTGAACTTCTTTCGCAAGGCCTCTGCAATCGGGGTAAAAATCATCCGTTCCACATCAATCATCCGAACACCTCCTTTACGATTTCTCCAAGCCGCAACTCCAATTCTTTTACGGCGTTATACATGGGCATATTGGCCGGATTACCATGTGTAAGAACAAGCATCCCTTTTGCTCTTTCGCCTACAACGGTTCCGTTTGTACCGGGTTCTCCGTAATAGCCCCATGTGGATTGTTTTCCGCGTCCTTGGCCATATTCTCCGCGCGCCATTCCCAAGTCCCTTGCTTCCGGGTGATTATCCGGGTATGTTACGCCTGTGCCAAATTCAATAAATAAGACCGTGCCGCCAACGGCGACAACGGCCTTTATTTTTCCTCGATCTTCGACAGACACGGTCACATCGTTTGTGCCGTCATATGTGGCATCCGAAAAACCTGCTCTTGCCACCTCATAGCCCTCTTGTGCAAGACGTTCCAGCAGCAGCGTACAGCCGGTTTTTAGCCATTCTCTGTATTCCTGAACGGAATCGATCATCTGCTGCACGCCGGTTGGAGAAAGGGTGGTAACAACCTTATGCTTCACGATACATTCACCTTGCTTATGGCAATGGAAATGGAATTGAGCGACTTGGCCACTCGCTTTACGACGTAGTCATACAGAGGCTTTTCGCCGTCATACTCCGGCTCCTTGTCTACAAACAGAACGGTATCCTCGCTGATAGGGCAGCTCATGTCATCCGTGACAATAACCTTGTCATAAGACACAAATTGTCCGAACTGCTCCACCTGCGCCGCACCGGATGCAGGGGAGATATTCGCCAGCATTTTCACTGCGTCCTTGTATTTCACGGACATTTGCCCGGTTTCATATCCATCATCGGACACATTCATAGTTTTCCCGTCATACAGGAGATACCAGCACTCGGATTTGTTCCGATCCATGCACCTCATCGCACCACCCCCGCATAAGGGACAATGTCACGCAAGAGGGAGGATGGAACATCTCCATCCTCATAGGAGCGGGAAATGCCATTCTCGCTGTGCGCTGTTTCGCCCTCTGCTCCGCGCTTGTTCAGCAGATATGCTGCAACCTCCACCTGTGTCATGTGATACCGTTCGGGGACTTCTTTAATCGTGTCGTCAAACGGGTATAGTTTGCGCAGCACTTTATCCCCAGCAATAGCAAGGTAGGCGGAAAGCACGCTTCCTTGCTGGTCTGTCATAGTAGCTAGAAGCTCGGTCTTTTCAGCTTCGGTCATACTTCCCGCCCTCCCTTATCAGCCGGTCACAGCCTTGGTGTTTACAGGATTGCTTGCGTCATTGGCAATAAACACGCTGCGGCTGTAGGTGGGCGCGGTGAAATCGGTAGAAATCCCTGTGAACTTGCCATGATACCATTCGGGTCCGTGGTCAAGGCCGACCTGCCCGAACAGCTGGTACTTCTCGCCAGCGCCGGTCTTGGACAGCTGCTCCAGGAAGAAATTGCCCTTGCCGGGGACAGGCTGGTACACGGGGGCGATAACATCCAGATTCAGCAACAGTGCGGTGCCAGCGGGCAGGCACTCACCCAGATACAGATAAACAACGCCCAGAGGGGTGATTACGCTGGACAGCGCAATGCCGTTGATCTCGCGAGCAACAGGAACTACGGTAAGACCGTTCTGCACGGCATCCGCATTGATCTGGAACATGGTCACAGCATCGCACCACAGTGCCAGACCGTTGGTGGGAGCGTTTGCACCGTAAATCTTCTTCACCATGTCGGCCACATCCCACAGACCCAGAGGCTTAGACCCCATTGCAGTCACATTGGTGGTAATAGCGGTGGTCAGACCACGGGTCTTGTTGATCTTGGAATCGTCCGTGGCCTTGTTGTATGCGCCCTGAATGAAGGTAAACTCCATGTCACGAGCAATCTTCTGAAGCTTTGCGCCAACCTGAAAATCCAGTTCATTGATGGGGTTGGCCTGCTGATTCTCGATATTCACACCGGACAGGGTTCCCATGTTGGACATCTTGGCGTAGGAAACGCCCACGGTCTCCTGAAAAATCTGCGTAACATTGGTTTTCTGGGTACGGGTCACCACGGTAGCGTCAGGGGCAGTCAGGGACGCAGTCTCGCTGATAGCGGGCTGTGCGCCGCCAGCGGAGCTGTATTCCTGACCAGTGACAAACTCCACATGATTGGTGGTCTTTGCACGGCTTCCGATAATGGAAGAAAGGGGGGTACGGATGTTGCCCTTGTTAAAAAGCATACCGGAGTAATTCAGCACTCCGAAGCTGGTAGCAAAAGTATCTGCCATTTTAATTCATTCTCCTTTACTGTGTGTTGTTGTCCTGATTCATCAGGCGGGTATAGTACGCCGCCTCCGCAAAATTGCCGGCGTTCTGCGCTTCGGCAGCTTTCTTGGAAAAGTCTGCACCATTCGCGCCTGCGCCCGCAGCGGGCTTGGGCGTGCCTTGCATTGCGCTGGCCTTTACCTGCTTTGCATAAGCCTCAAGAAACGCCTGCTGGTTGGCAAACACCTTATCAGTGTTTCCGTCAGCCATCGCCTTTGCGGTTTCGGCCGCAAGCTTTTCGTCATAGCCCTGTGCAATAAACTTGGCTGTGAACTGCGAAACGGTCTTGTCTCGGCGCAGTTCGTCAAGTTCCTTCTGCATGGCGGCAATGTCCTCCTCCTGCTTCTGCTTCTTCTGCTCGTCCTCGCTCAGCAGGGCATTGTGTTTCCTTTTCCACTCTGCGGCCTCGGAATTTGCCTTAGAAACAGCCGCCTTCTGCTTTTCAAGCTCGGATGCATTGTCGTTATACTCAAACGCTTCCAATGCTTTCAGCTTGTCCTCCAAAGACATTTCCGCATAGCCCTTGATCTGATTGGTGTCGATTTTTGCCATTTTGATTACCTCCTGCGTTTAACAAGGCTGTTCACTCAGCACTATTTTCTGTTTTTGCGGGTTGTCTCCCGTTTGCGTTTTAAGGTCGTCACTGACCATTTATCGCCTTTCGGCGGTTAAATCAAAAAATAAAAGGGGCTACCCTTTCGGATAGCCCCTCGGCTGTCGGTCAAGCCCTTGCCAGACCCACTCAGTATTTCTTTTTCCTACGCACTTCGATTACTACGATCTTCCCGTTCTCCACTTTCACCTCCGCTTGATTGCGGCTCTTGAGAATTTCGTTGATCGTCCGCACCATCTCCATCGTTAATTCCATTGTTTCCTCCGTTTTCCTCCAGATATTCCATGCTCATCTTATATGCCAGCTGCGGATCGCTGAATAAGCCACAATGCGTAAACGCAAGCTGTGGCGCAATTTTACCGTTGCCCAGCATGGTAACCAGCACATTTGCCTTTTCGGAAATGTTCTCATAATTCCGCCGGGTAAATCTGATTTCGATTGCGGACAGTTTCAAAGACAAGTCGCTCAAGTCATTGCAAATCCGCAAAAGCACTTTCAGAAACTCTTTTTCGGAACGCTTGAATACCAGCTCGGAATCTTTTGCTCTTGCTTCTGCCGCAGACCAGCCGTCACGCATAATGACCGCAGAGCCGGTGTCAGAGGTAGAAGAGCCTCCGTTTCTGTTGGGCATCCCGCAGATGGTCAGCACCGTGTTATACAGATTGTCCGCAAGAGTCTGTGTCTGCGTTTGATTCAGCTCTGTAACAAGGTTCTTGATCTCCGCTTTCTTCTGCGGGTCAATATCCTCAAACTGAATCGCTCCATCCTGCCGCAGTGCAGAATATTGTTCTTCGGAAATACGCACATTATGGAACAGAAGCAAGGACTGCACGAACTGCTCCACGCCATCCATGCGATTGGATTCCACATTGTTGATTGCATCCAGCAGATTCAGTACGATTTCAAATGCGCCAAGTCTTGCCCGGTTTGCCGGGTACTCGATGATGGGGATTCCTAAAATCTGCGACTCACTTCTGGTGATTTTCCATGTGTCGGTCACCTCGTAGAAGTGGTCTTTTGTGTAACAGCTGAAAACGACTGTCCCATCTTCCATTTTGACATACTTGACCGCCATAATGGGGGGATTCCCCAGCTGCACGGAATACACCACAAAGCAAAACCGGGGGTCAAGGGTATAAATCTCAAACGGGGCTTCATCTTCATCTTCCGGTGTGTCCGGCATGACCATGCGATAAGCCGTTCCGCAGATGTGGAACCAGTCTGCCAGTTCCTTATCCTTTGCCGGTTTGTCCTCGGACAAAACATAATCGTTCAGTTTTGTCACCATTTCAGCCGCTTTTTCATCGGCTATCCTGCTGACATACTGTACAGGCTCTCCCATCAAGTAGCCGACCTTGAAGGACACGATCTCGTTTGCCCGGTTTTCGACAATCTTGTTGTTGATCTCCGGGCGTACATCCTTTACTCTCGCAAGGATAGGCTGATCGCCTTTATAGTACCTGTATAAATATTCCATGTCTGCCCGGTTTGCGGTGTGGATAACCATTGCCTTTTGCAAAATATTTGCAATATTGCCCTCGTTTACCTCGGTAACATCGGAATAAATGACCTTTCTACCAAACATCTGTCTCAATATCATCACCTCTTAGAACGGTCTTTTGAATATTTCAATCTTGCCGCTGATACGGTTTCTGATCTCGTTTTCCAGCAGCGATAGAGAATCGGGAGCGTCATCGTGTGCCACCTTTCCGCTTCTGACATAGGTGGTCACTTCCTGCATGAATCCCCAGTATTGACACCCTCGCTTGTATGTGGACGGATGCTTGAAGTAGAAATGTTTCTTGATTCCGTCTGATGCAAACTCAATTCTTGTCTGCTTGTTGGAAATCGTCCTTTTTGTCCGTATGCTGGTGTTGAATCCTGCGTTTTTCACAAGTTCCGCAACATCTCTTGCAAAATACATACCTGCGTTGTTGGATTCAAATAGCGCATCGCCCACTTTGTTATCAATCAGGCACTTTGCGCATTCCGGCTTTGTGACCTCTGCGGGAGAATCATCGTACACCACATCCACGATGTAGACTTCCTCTCCGTATAAAGCCGCAACAGGCATGGCCGTGCTGTCTTTCCCGCTTTCTGCGGTGTCTGCCACGGCAATGATTGCATCCGGGTCACGATCTACCGGCAGTTCAAAGAAATAGTTCAGCTCCGACTTATTGAAAAGCAGCCCCTTTGCTTCAAAAGGCTGCTGCTGGAATTCGCTTTCAAACTGTTCCGCACTCAGAAGCTCTCTCTGCTCACGGAAATAAGCGGTGGTAAAAACTTTTTTCCCCTCCCGCTCATACTCATAATTGCTTTCGTCTGTAATCAGGTCGAGGGCGGGGATTTCAATGGCTTTCCATGTCCAGCCGCCTTTTTGTGCTTCTTCCTGTAAATGCCCTATGGGGTCATACAGGGAATATCTCGTCCCGGTGGCCACAATAGGCGTACCCTCAATGGCACGACCTAAAATATCGCCGGAAATTACTTCCCACTTATCATCCAGCCGTTGACGGTTTTTCGCTTCCTCTCTGCCCTCCACGCAGTCATCCAAGTACAGGACATTGGTTGCCTCCGACAAACCCACTTGCCGCGCGTCAATCGACCGGCACATGACCGTAGGGAATCGAGATTTTGAACGCAGATTGATGATTTTCGTGTCTGCGTTGGTCTGCACCAAGGGAGCATCCGGAAACACATCGTAGAACAAATACTCGTTGGGCGTTTGCAGATACTCCAGACAGCCGTTGTAGAAGCTCCGCACAAGGTCATCGCCCGTGCCTTCCATAAGGGACGATTTATCCGGGTTTCTCCCGGAAATCATGTTGATGAAATTGATTCCAAGCTGGCTTTTCCCAGCTCTTTTCGGAAGCGAAATGGTCAGCAGCCTCAATTTGCCGTCAAGGACATCTTGATACCCCTGCACAATGGGTCTTAGATATCGCCTGCGTGGAGCATAAAACCGCTTCTCCGGCTTTCTGTCCATCTCCACATACAGCAGGAAGGTATCGAAATCATGCGGAGCATCAAACAGCATGGATTGCTTATGCAGCGTGTAGAAATACTCCGCGTCTTTTGGGTTTCCATTACGAAGTGCCTCTGAGGTCATCTTTCGGACTTCGGAATTTAACTGGTGCGCCGCAACAAAATCTTCCGCTTCGTACCCAATGCACAACGCCAGCAAATCCTTGTAGGCTTCCCGGTCATGCGTTTTCTCTATGCGGTTTTTGATGCTCTCCGCAATCTTCCGATAATCCATTTGTCCTCCTGCAATAAAAAATGGACTGCCGAATAATCGGTAGTCCATTCTATTTTGTTTTTGCGGATCCCTTACGGCTTCACTTCGTACTGCGTGCCATCAATCTGTACGCCAGTAACAACAAATTCGCCATTTCCTTGATCTTCATACCAGACCTTTGCCGGAACCCAGGATTTCATCTTGAGCGCGTTTGACGCATATACCTCGCACTGCACCATGTATTTTTCGTCTTCGCGTCCAATGCCCCATGCGTCGTAGTATTTTGCGCTTACAAAGTATCGGTCAAGGACAGTCTCTGTCATGTCTTGCAACTGTCGATAAACATTGTATGGCACAGAAGATTCTGGCACATGTACATCGTCTATCTTCATCAAGAACCCACCCTTGTCTTTGTCATATAGGTCCGTTCCATTCAGGGATACATAAATAATCTCCCGGTGGTCTACCGTGAACCAGAACACTCTGTCCTTGTCCACCACTTCACGGAATGCAACAAGTCCATCGACCGATGCCGATGCGTCTGTTGGCTCACATCCGGAAATGGAGTCCACCCCACACATACGCAGAATATCTCTGCCGGCCTGTGCCTCATCTTCTGTCATTCCGAAAGAAACAAGCCTTTCTGCAATCCCATCACTTGCAATGTCCGACAGTTCTTCCGCAGATTCACTGCCTTGTACATCGAAATCTCCCGCTGCGTCAGGGCTCTCATCTTTGTTGCTGTATGCAACAGCAAGGGTAATGATTAGCAGAATGGCTAATACGATTATCATTTTCTTCTGCTTGGCCGGATTCTCTTTTTTCATTTTTCTTTCCTCCCTCTATTCATCAGCGCCGTCTCGGGATCCCTGCGGAATCCTCGTAGTCCCACATCCGGCGGTAAAAGGTATTGCGGCTCACTCCAAGCTGCTTCATTAGGATTTCTTGCCGAATTGTGTTCTGATCTTCTGTGGGGACGCGAATAAATCCAACCTTCATCCAACTCGCCCCCTTTCTTCGGGGTGCAAAATAGGCTCATGCTGACCCTTGACCCATTCCTTGTTTTTACCGTACCGGTAAAATCCCTCGTAGGTTTTCCGGTTGTTCACGATACTTTGCACCGTGCTGATAACGAACGGCTTCCCGTTCCGGGTGGTATACCCGTCCTTGTTAAGGCTGTCCACGATTCCATTAAGCGTCACGCCGCCGTCCCGAAGCTCAAATACTCGCCGGACAACAGCCGCTTCTTTCTCGTTGATGCAGAGCGCACCACCTCGAACTTCATACCCCATAGGTGCTCGACCGCCAGAATAGCCGCCACGGGAGGCTTTAACTGCTCTGCCAGCGCTCGTGCGCTTGTTGATGTTGTCTCTCTCCATTTCGGCGCACGTCAGGGTGAACGCCTTGAGCATCCCGGCAAATACACCGAATTGCCCGAAGTCCTCGCAGATGCTGATTAGCTCAATGCCTTTGCGCAACAGTGCGCCCTGGTAGTAAAAGTATATGTTGATGTCCCTGGCCACTCGGTCAGATTTCGCAACTACGACAGCTTCGTAAGGGGGGTTGTTCACTTCTCCGTAAACGATCTCGTCGAACCCGGGGCGGTACTTTGCGCCGCTCTCTCCCTCGTCGGAAAACCAACGCACGATGTTCATGTCGTTCTTGCGGCAGTATTCCTCTATCTGTTCACGTTGCACGTCCAGCCCAAACTTATCTTCTCCGGTTTGCCCGTCTGTGCTCACGCGGATATATGCAACCACGTTTTTCATACGGCTCTCCTCCTTTGGAGTCAATCCAAAACTGGATTGGTTTCTACGGTTATTGTATCACACAGTAAACGTAAATGTCAAGCCGCCTTTTTGTTTTTTCTCTTTTATTTTTTGCGGGCATTTTGGGGCTTACCCGGCCCCGCTCCCGCACTCTATATCCCTGTCTCTTATACACATCTGACGCTGCCGACGATATGCA